AAGATACTCCTTATTTGTCACGGGCTTGCCATCTATGAACATCTGATTCCTGATATTTAGGATGAACCGATCTCGGTTGGTTGACCAGTTGCTCATCACCTGAATGGTGAACACCCCGTCGATGTAGTCGGTTGTCGGTGACAGCGAGTCGAAAGCCCTCGCCGTGAAGACGACATCCTTCGTTCCTCCGAAACCCCCCTGCCGCAACTTCGCCAAACCGAATGTGCCATAGTTGCTCTCCGTGTACCTTCTCGGTCCCTGTATCCCGTAGTCGAAGCCGAACATCTCCGCAGCCTCAATGTCGGACGGATCCTCGGGTATGTCGTTTGGAATGTCGCCGAAGTCCTGTGCAAATATCTCGTCGAGATCGTCCATCCTCCCGTACATTCGTCCCGTGTCGATGTTGAGCGTGAGGCTCGGGGGGAACTTGCCCCCGACTATGGCGTACTTCACCTGTCCAGTAGATGCCGACGACCACCCAAATATGCCAAACCCGCTCATACTCCTAGAAAACGATGCCTTGATGAACATCGTCACCGCACACTCGCTCGTCTCGCCCTCGTCGAGGAACTTGAGTTGCTCGTAGATGGTCGTCTTGGCTGAATTCCTACCCTTGAGCCTGTTGAGGAGAGCATTGGAATTCCATTGGATAGGCTCTGAAGTGGTCACCGCCCTCGGGTTCTGATCCACGATGTTCAACTCCCCGAAGTCACGGTCGGGGTAGTAGAACTCTATCGGTTGGATACCAACCATCGATGCCATCAGAACTCCCCTAAGTCGATCTGATTGTCGAGCGACTGCACGGTCACTTCGGGCGACTCTATGACTATGACAGGGTCAGTTCCGTATAGGGGCGGCTCCACCGTCACAGGTTGCTCCACCGAAGGCGGGGCGAACGCAGCCCCGATCTCATCCATTCCCACAGGCTCCTCGGTCACGGGCGGCTTCTTGCCGCAGGTCACCTTTGGTATTCCCGAACCCACAGCCTCACCGATGTCGGCGACCGTGTCCTGAACCTGACCGACGATATCGTTGACAGCGTTCGTAACCACCGTGACGGCGGAGAGGGTGAGTCCGTTTATCTTGGCAACGATATCTTCCATGGTCGGAAGAATGGAATCCAAGTCGGGAAAACCTAGGTCGAGGTCGGGAAGGCTGCTCATAAACCCGCAGATGTCGATCTCGGGGACGCTCGCCAACTCCCCCCTCACCGTCGATATCTCGTTCAGCGACTTCTTGGATTCCGAGTAGTTCGTCGCTGCGGGAACCACGACCATCCCCTGTATGCTGATCGCCTCGTTGGCAACCACCCTAGGACTCTCCTCAATGCTGATCGCCTCGTTGGCAACCACCATCGGCTTGTTCATACCGAGACTAGCATACTCCTCTATCTTCCTCTCTTGGTCCGTGCCGTAGGTCGAGATGTCCTCGGTCGTGTAGACATATCCCTGCTTGCTCCTTGAGGGAGCGGAGGATGCGACAGGAACCGTGTACTGAACCTTAGAGAAAGACATAGGTCACCTTCCCGCTGGAGGCGGCTCCTTCGACTTGACCTTGATGTCGGACGGACTGATCGTGCCGATCATGGAGTTGACGAAACCACGCATCTTGTCGAGGAATGTGCTTATTCTCGAAGCGTTCTCGCCCTCGGGGTTCAGATCGATCCTCGGTGCGACTATGACCATGTTCTTGTCGCTCGCAAGCGTGTAGGTTCCGCCTACCTTCTGTAGGAAGTTGCCCTTGACATCAACGGTCATGTTTCCACCCACGAGCATCTTCGCATCCCCCACCACCTCTATCTCCAACTCCTTGCCCATCATCACCTTGAGGGTCTGATTGGTGTTGAAGGATGCGTTCCCCTTCACGAGGATCATCTTGTCGTTCATCGTGATGTCCCACGAGTTGCCGACGACCTTCCTCACCTCGCTGCCCCTCGGGTGGATCTCCGTGAATGTCCCCGAGCAATGGTACCAATGCATCCTCTCCGCACCTGGAGTGTCGTCGTACTCGACGATGTGACCCGCCTGTGACTCGTAGACATTGTTGAACGGGTACTTCGCAGCATACGCCGTCTCGGGTTCCCTCCAGAAGCCGTAGAGAGCCGTGGCGCACGACTCAAGACTCTTCCTCTTCTTGGCGACGATGGTGTTCTCGACCTGCTCGTTCCTCGCAAGCCTGTTCGTGTCCGCCTCCCCCATCCGTGAGATGAGCGGATAAACCCCATCAGGATCGGAGAATCCCTGCTTGGGGTCGATGATCGGGTTCTTGGGTATCTGATACGGCTTCAAACCGACATCGTTCCTCGACTCCTCCATCGTCTTGAGGACACTTCTCCTCCTGCTGTCAACGGACTGCGCTATGAAATCGACCTCCCCAACAGGATCGGAGAACCTCACGAAATCCTTGTTCGGAGCGGAGACGGGTATCCTCACCGTGTTGATTCCCCCGACCGTACCGAACACCACGGGTTCCTGTCCATTCAAAGCGTCACGGAAGAACCCGATCACCCATGTCCCCTGAAGGATGCCTGTTGGCGACCATCCCTTGCCCGACATCGATGCGCTGTTCACGGGCATGACGACATTCGCCCATGGAAGGTCTTCGGTGGGAATCTCCCTCCTGTCATCCGTGTGCCACCCTAGCACACGCACACGCACACGCCCGATCTTGAGCGGGTCGTGGATGTCCTCGACGACTCCCTGCCACCAGACGAAGCCGTTCTTGCCCATGAACTCGGGATGTATTGGTTCGTGATTGTGCATTTCAAGGCTCTATGGCTAGTTCAGCCTTCTTGAAGTCGGCAAGAGGCTCGGGGAAGGAATCTCGGGAGAGGGTCATCGTCATAAGATGTTCCCTGTCCGTCACGACATGCTTGACGGTGGTCACCAAGTACCTGCCCTTCAGGTACTCATCCTCGAAGTCATCCTTGTTCTTGAGCGATTCCGAGGACATGATCTTGAGATCGACCACCTGACCGACCTTCACATTCGTATCCCCGTAGCAGTCCACGATGAGGTTCGTCGAGTTGATCTGATTGAGAAGCGATTGCCTGAGAAGAACCGTCTCCTCCGTCTCATGTATGTTCTGCAACCCCTTCATCGTGTAGGTGCTTGAGGGGTAGAACCTGATGTGCGACTCTACGGCGTTCGAGTAGTCGGTCTTTCCCGCAGGGACGAGCGGATTGTCCTCAAGGTGATTCCCTTGATAGGAGAAGGACTCGTCATACTTGAAGTGTGCGTTAGACCAAGCCTTGGTTGTCATGTCGTGGGTCAGCACAGCCGAGGAAAGCATCCCGAGAGTCTGCTGCTTCACCTTGTCTGTGACATCCTCGACGGTCATCGCCACGATGTTCCGCAGTTCCGATTCGATCATCCTGTCGCCGCTCTTGCTCCTAAACCCCTGCGGGTAGTCGGTGTATGTGAATGAAACAGGCTGTATCTTCAGCCTCGAAATCGGGACGAAGTGGTGCCCATCCGAGTTCTCGTACATCACATAGTCGCAGAGGCTTGTGTCGTACCTAGACCTCGCCCTGTGTGCAAGCCAATTGATCGCATACAGAGGGGTCCAATAGGGAATGACATACGACCTTGAGTCGAAGGTTGGTTCGACGGTCTTGATCCGTATCAGTCCGTCATCGTCCTCCCTGTCGGGTGACGCTACGATCCTCCCTCCGAAGCCCCCCTGTGAAGGCGAGAATCCTCCCTCCATCTCACTCCTCGTCACGGCTAGGTACTCGTTGAAGATGTTCTCCACCATCTTCGACACAGGCATGGAGACAAAGGACTTCGATATCCTCCTCTGCATGCTCTTGACCGACTGATGTGAGACGAATTCGATCCTCACCATCTGTGTGCTTGGCTGTATAGCCGCAACCCTGACCGAGATTTTGTATGTCCTGAAGCACAACTTGACCAACGATGATCCGCTGTAGGGAGTCCTGTACTTGATGGTCAGGGTCTCCGCACCGATGATGGGAAAGTGCTTCACGATGTTCAGCGAGTCGATGAGGGTGATGCTCCCCGACATGCAGTTGGAGAACATATCCTCGTAAAGGGTGAAGTTCTCGAAGATGCCCTTGAGGTTCATAGTAAAGCCCGTGTAAGACCGAAGCGTGATCTCGTCGATCACGACATCTCCTGGCTTCGTCATCGTGTTGCTGTCAATCTCTGCCAACTATCCATCCTTGTTTAGAAAAGGCTTCGGAAGTCCCGCAGCACGAGGTCGATGTACTCGGGTCGCATGACCCTTATGTTCCTCCTGCCGTCATTCACCCTCTCCTCATGCACCCTGTTGTTCACCAAGGTTGCGCTGCCGAGCGACTCTCCTCCCGCATCTTCACCCATGGGTATCTCCTCGTCCCTTCCCAAGACATACCTGTCGATGAGTGGGGATTGGCTTCCCTGCGGCTTGAACCACGGCGAGATGGTCTCCTCGTCGGAGTTCTCGAACCTGTTGATCGCATAGGTGTTGTCCTCCGTGATCCTCACGAGAGGCATCGATATCGTACTCCCCTGTGAATTCACCGTATTGAGGTCACGGGTCAGTAGGCTCCTGTCGCTTATCACCGTCGAGTTTCCCGCAGCCTGTCCCTGCAACCTGAACGATCCGCTCGCCACATCAACCACGATCTTGTACAGGTCTGGATCCCAAGACTTCACCGTAGCGGTGGCGACGACCGTGCCGAGATTGTTTTTCTGCTGCACGATGTCCCCGTTCTCAAGGTGGGGAATCCTCCTGTCGAACGCTCGGTTTACATCCGCATTCATCATCCCCACGGGGTCTACGAATAGAGCCTTTCCCCCGTAGGATGCCTCCATATGCTTCTCCATCTCGTTCATGCTCATCGGCCACGAGAAGTATGAGTCGTGAATCTCGTTGAACATGAGTATCAGCCAATGGTAATCCGCCCTTCCGTACACCCTGTATGCGAGGGTTTCGGGCTTCTCACCGTCTTCGACCGTGTACTCAAGGGATGCCGACTGAGCCTCCTTCACAGAGTCGAGTATCCTCGCTCGTGAGAGGATGTTCTTGACCACGACATTCCCGCCCTCGTAGTTCGGGTATGCGACATTCGGAAGGAAGTCGAAGTATCCCATGTGTTATCCTCATGCGGTCGGAATGCCCGCAACATCAATCCCAAACCGCTCTCGGGTAAGGATCTCCATCTCCGAAAAAGCGAGATCCAACTTGATCTTGGTGGGAGATGCGCCGAAGCCGTCCGACTCGAATGTCGAGAAAGAAGTCTCCTCCCCGTAGGTAACCTTTATCTCTGTAAGGGCGCACTTGAAGATGTACGGCATGTAGGTGTTGTTCCTACCGTCGCCCTGTAGGAAGTAGATTTGGAACTCGGCGGGATAGTCGAGGAAGCGACCCGAACCCTCGGATCGCTTGGGGTGAGAGAAAAACTTGAGGGCGTTGATGATCTCGTGGCAGTTGAGCATCTCGCTCCTGCTCTTCGGAAGGAAGGTGTATCCGAAGGAGAACGACCTCCTCTTGACCTCCTTGAAGATATGGAGCGACATAGGATTGACTACCTGCCGCTGCTGCGCCGATGCGAGTTTGGCGAAAGCACCCGATTCCGCCCCAACGGTATCAGACAGTTTGTCCAGTACCTTCAGATTCGACAGGGCGATCTTCTTGCCCATATCCTTCGCAACATCGGCATTTCCCTGTGCAAGAGCCTTCGGCAACTTGAGCAGGTCAAGTGCGCTCATGTTCGTGTCCTCATACTCGAACCCATATTGGAAGAGTATTCCCGTGGGCATATACAGGTAGATCCTATGAAGGACGGGAGCCGTGGTTCCTCCGAGACCCGTCTGTTCCTCGGTATACGAGTCCCTTCCCAAGCCAAGACCCTGTAGGTTCCCCCCCATGAACGAATTTGTCAGAATGCTGACTATCTGCCCTCCCGCCGCAGCCGCTCCCTGCACACCCGCTCCCACGATGTCAGCAAGATCGGCGACTTTGTTGTCTGTCTGCGCTTGGTTCTGTGCCGCACCAATTGCGCTAGCGATGTCCTCTCCGAACTTTTGGAATGTCTGCCGCTTCGTGGCGAGATGCGTGGGATTGTTGTCCCAAATCTCTATGCACATGGCGTTCTGATGCTCGGGATGGGACAGTATCTCCTGCGGGTACCTGTAGAACTTACGGTCCCTCGTGTCCTTGCCACGGTCGTAGAGCCTCCGCTCGAAATCAGACCTGTTCTTACCGAGAAGGAGGCTGTCGATTGCGAGGGTGGTGTCGTATGTCTGCGGCTGGTTGTACGGGTTCGCCATCTATCGCCTATTTAGCGACTCACTCGATAAATAGGAAAAGGGGGAAAGCCGCCATCGCCGCCAACAAGTCGCACAAGGGACTCTACCGACCGAAGAACCCGAGCAAGTACAAGGGTGATCCATCGATGTGCTTCTACAGATCGCTTTGGGAGCGGCGGGTGATGACATTCTGCGATGAGAACGACTCCGTGGTGGAGTGGTCCTCCGAGGAGATCGTCGTTCCGTACATATCCCCCTTGGACGGAAGGCGGCACAGGTACTTCGTTGACTTCTGGGTGCGGCTGCGGAAGCCCGATGGGACTGTTGAGGAGTCTCTGATAGAGGTCAAGCCGAAGCGGCAGACGGTGAAGCCCGAGCAGCCCGCCACCAAGAGGGTCTCCAAGACAAAGATCACCGAGATCAAGAATTGGCTCATCAACTCGGCGAAGTGGGCGGCGGCGAGGGACTACTGTGAGAACCGTGGGTGGAAGTTCATGCTCCTCACCGAAGAGAACATATTCGGGAGGAAGGGATGAGCAAGAAGGAAGCGGCGAAGGTACTGACGCAGTTCCAGAGGACCAACATCCGACTGAACGACGACAGGGCTACCCATTGGCTCGCAAAGAATCTGTCGAAGATAAAGTCGCAGATGCGCCCTTATGCATTCATCGACTCGTCGAAGACCATAACCAAGAGGAGCGAGATGACTCCAGGCAGGATGGTCTTCTACGGGTATGACCCGAAGACGAAGGACAGCCTCGACTTTTGGGATGACTTCCCCATCGTCATAATCCTCCATCCCAAGCCCAAGGGGTTCCTTGGTCTCAACCTTCACTACATCCCTCCCAACATGAGGGCATACTTTCTCAACGACCTGATCGACTATGTGGATGACCCGAATTGGGATGTCTACAACAACTACAAGGCACTCATAAAGGTGACCTATCCGATCCTGAAGTACACGAAGAAGATGTACCCGTTCAAGAACTGCATCAAGCGGTACCTCTTCAACCACATAGTGTCGGACATCGCATTCATTCCCTCGGTGGAATGGAAGTCCGTCCCCTTCTTCCCCTTGGACCAGTTCCAGGGAGCGACGAGGGAGGATGTGTGGAAGTTGGCACGATAGATACCTACCGACATGGCATTTGATTTCAAGTCGGAATTCCTCTCGGCAAAGGAAAGGTGGACGAACGGTTCAAGGCAACCGACCTCTCCTTCCTTCATGGACCTCGCCCATGCCCGAAACAGGGAAACGGGGTTCATGTCAGCCAACAGGTGGCTTGTCCTGATCATGCCGAATCAGAACATACGGACTGCGGTGGACATGCGGTTCGTCCCCGATGTCGGACGGCTCGCCTCCACCTGCCGAAGCGTGACCCTCAACGAGAAGTCGTGGTTCACCACCGAGGAGAACTACATCAACTCGGGTCCGACGAGGGTCATCCCCTACAAGAGGAACACGAACAACAGCGGCGGGATCAAGTTGACCTTCAACTGCGGCTCGGACATGTTCGAGCGGGAGTTCTTCGAGTCATGGTTTTCCTACCTACAGAACCCCGTGACCCGACAATGGAGGTTCTACGACGACTACGCCCGTGAGAGCGAGGTCTTCGTCCTTCTCCTCCCCAAGCAGGTGAAGGACTTCCCCATGGCGATGGAAGCCATGCAGCAGGGGAAGATCACAGGAGTCCGCCTCACGGAGGTGTATCCATACGGCGTGAACCTCAACGGAGGCACTCTCGGCTACGAGGTGGCACAGTCACCCCTCTCCGTGGATGTCACCCTCATGTACCGTGACATCGTGCCCATCAAGGACTACAGGCTCGTCTACCAAAACTCCATCCCGACCGTCACCGAAACGGGCTATCCGAAGATAGAGGAGACGCAGTACGAGCGGATTATGAAGAATAGCCAGTACAACCTGAACAAGGCGGTCAACGGCTTCATCATGGGCGTGGAGGAGGAGAGGACCAAGTTCATTGCGAGGCAGGAGGGAATATCCCTCCTTGAGGCATACGCCAAGCAGTTGGACGAATTCAAAAGGACCGAGGACTTCCCAAGAGCCGTGGACGGGCGGGTCGTATACTCGACCCCGAGGCAGGGAGGTCTCGACTACGGGCTGACCCTGCTGTCGCAGACGCAGGGCTTCTTCGGCACAGGATACTTCGGCGGCTAGTGAAGGCAAACCATAGGAGAGAATGAAATGTCCCTTAGTGGAATCATCGCATCGACACCGAGACACACGACCGTGCTTCCCGTGAGCGGGAAGAAGATCGAGTACCGACCGTTCGTGGTCAAGGAGGAGAAGATCCTCCTCATGGCTGCGGAGACCAAAGATGAGAAGAGCATCTACAGCGCAATAAGGGAGGTCGTATTCTCATGCACGGCGGGGAAGGTGGATGTCACCAAGATCCCCCTCACCGACATGGAGTACCTCTTCCTCCAACTGCGCAGCCATTCCGTAGGAGAGACCACGAAGCCAAGCATCAAGTGCCTCAAGTGCGGTTCGCCGAACGAGTGCGAGATCGTGCTAAAGGACATCGTCCCCATGACGAACCCCTCACATAAGAAGGTCATCCCCATCGTCGATGACATCAGCGTGGTGATGCGGTATCCCACGATGGAGGATGTCGAGACCATCGGCGAGGGCACAGAGGTCGAGAGGACATTCCGCCTCATCATCAGGTGCATCGACAAGGTTCTCCAAGGAGACACCGTCCACAACGCATCCGAGATGGGCGAGGACGAGGTACGGGGATTCGTGGACGAGATGACGCAGGATCAGTTCAGGAGGCTGTTCTCGTTCCTTGAGACCATGCCGAGGATGGAGCGAAAGGTCGAGTTCGTCTGTGGAGAGTGCAATGAGAAGAACGAGCAGGTACTCAAGGGGATCGCAAATTTTTTCTAATAGCCTCCTCCCACGACAGCCTCCTAAACATGCTGTCGGTCAACTTCGCCATGATGCAGCACTTCTACTACTCGCTGCATGACATAGAAGGCATGATGCCGTGGGAACGGAGGGTCTACATCGAACTCCTGATGGAGCATCTCAAGGAAGAGAAGGAGAGGATGGACTCCCTGAACCAAAAGAAGTAAGGAAGAGAACACATGGCGGAATCGACCAACAATCCTAGCGGCATGGGGGGAAATCCAGGACGACCCTCCGTCAACGACCAAGGCGCTGTGCAGCCGAACTTCGCACCTAACCCTCCGTCGAGCAAGTTCCCCTCCCCTGAGGAGCAGATGGCAGGGAAGTCTTTCAATGCGTTCGTTGACAAGAACAACGAACTACAGAAGACCGTCGAGAAACTGACGGCTTCCCTACAGCAGACCATCACACAGCAGCGTGAACTCCGTGAGAGGCTCGACAAGTCGGCGGTCGCCGAACAGGAGGCTCGGGAAAGGGAGATGAAGGCTCGTGCCGAAGCCGAGGCGCAGTACACAAAGTACCGTGACTCCGAAGGCAGGTGGATGGCGGGTGCCGAGCCTCTCCGTGTGAAGATGGAAGAGGATCTCAGGTCTTTCGGCGAGGAGACCGAGAAGGCTGCGAAGGAAGTCCTCGACACGGCAAAGGCTCTTGAGAAGAGTAACGCCGAGATAGAGAACGAGCGCAAGACTCGGGCGGATGCAATCGACGAGATGCGTCAGTTCCGAATCCATGTTCGGGATGTCAGTTATGAACTCGCCGAGGACATGGGCGATGCCCTCAGAAAGACCATGTCGGGCTTCGCCAAGTTCGACGACCAACTTGAGGACTCCCTTCAGGACATTGCGAAGGAGTCCGATGAGTTCCTCGAAGGCGTGTTCAAGGAGAGGGTGGAGGCGGAGAAGACCGCCACCGAGGCTCTCCGCAAGGCAAACATCGAAAGAGCCGCAGCAGCGGCGGCGGTGGGAATAGGGGAGAAGAGAACCGCTGATGTGTCTGCGTTCGGCACGAGCCTCGCCATGGGGGGCGGGATGGTCGGCATCAATCAGATCAAGGATCAGATCAACGCCGTCACCGAGGCACAGATGGCTTCCTTCAGGGCGGCGAACCCCGATGCCACCAAGGAAGAGGAAGAGGCTTACAGGGAGAAGAACATAACCCTGAGCAAGTCGGTCGTCCTTGAGAAAATAAGGACGGAGCAGGAGAAGGAACTACTCGAACTGCGAAGGAACCAGGTCGAGGAGATCGTGGGGCAGACGGGCATGAGCCGTGGTGCGGCGGTGGCGGTGGCGGGTTCTGGCAACTACTCCAACCAAGAGAAGGAGTTGAAGAAGAGGCATGATCAGGTGATCGCCTCCCTGAACAGGCTCAACCAACCCCAACTCTCCATGCTCGCCGAGATGAAGGAGGAGCAAGTCCGTGCCGCCGAGCGTGATGCCGAGGCGGAGGGCGATGTCCCCGAATGGGCGCAGAGGCTCATCGACACATACATGGTCGGGACACAGGAACTCCGAGAATCGCTGTCGGGTCTGTTCGATCAGGACGGTGCGGGAAAGTGGTTCAAGACCATCATCTTCATATTGTCCGTGGTCATCGGTGGAGTGGTCGGCTACATCTACACCTACATTCAGAAGGTGTTCAACCTCCTGTCGGGCATAGCGAAGATCTTCCCTTCCCTCACCAAAATCTTCTCTGCCGTTGGCGGAGGCGTAGGAGGGGTTTTCGGACGGATAGGCGGTGCGTTCACCGCAGTCGAACGGAGCCTTTCGGGGATTCTGCGGGGTATTCCGTTCATCGGAAGGTTCCTCGCATTCCTTCCACGAGTGATGAACGGTCTTCGCATCGGCTTCAATCTCGTGTCGAAGTTCTTCCTGCCCCTCAACATCCTCATCACCGTCATACAGGGCATCGTCGGTGCCTTCAGGGGATTCGGCAAGGACGGACTCAAGGGTGCCATCATCGGCGCAGTCGCACAAATCGTCAGCGGACTTACCTTCGGGTTGCTCGACTTCGAGAAGGTGTTCGGCTTCATCAATGAATCGTTTGGCGAGTTGGTCGATGCCTTCCTGACCTTCGGCAAGCAGGTCTACAACAACATGATCAAGCCGTTCGTCGATGCCTTCGGCAACATCGTCGAGATATTCCAAGGCAACGGAAACCTGTTCTCCAAGATCATCAAGACGGTCGTGGAACTCCTGCTCGCCACAGGCAAGTTCCTCGTGGGAAGGCTGATTATGACCTTCGTGCAGATCCCCGTCCTTCTACTGAAGGCGGCATTCTATGTCGCAAAGTTCTTCTACTACGACATCCCGAAGATGCTCATCGATGCCGCCGTGTGGGTTTACAACTGGATCACGAGCGGCGAGTGGCTCAACGACTTCCTGTCGTTCGGAGACTGGCTCTACGACAAGATGGTGACCTTCTTCAGCGACATCATCAACTCTATAGCCGATGCCCTTGGTGAACTGCCGATAGTCGGCGACTACATCAAGAAGGCGATAGGAGGGGGTACGCCCACTCCAACGAAACCCTCTCTGACCACCGCCAAGTCAGGATCAGGATACACCCCCCTGATGGGTGCGCCGTTGGTCCCGATCTCGTCCCCATCGGGCGGGGTACAGTTCGCCGCAATGTCGATGCCGCAGTCGTTCGCTGGATCCACCATGTCGAATGCGGCGACAACCACCTCCATGTCGCAGTATTTTGCGAACAGCAGGATGGCTACATCTGTGATCAGCGCACCGTCCACCGTGGTCGCCGCAGGTGGTGGCGGAGGTGGTGGCACCACCGTGCTGTCCCCGAGAACGAGCCGCAACAACGACCCGACATACAGGGCGTTGCTGTTCCAAGAGGCTCCCTCCCTATAACAGCGGCACAATCCCTTGAGATTGCTTGACTTGGCATGGCTGTAAAGTACCTTTTAGGTAAGGAGAAAGCCATGACCAACGCCACCAACCGAGAAACCTCCAAGTACGCCGAGATCATGGGGGGCAACCTCAAGCAGATGTCCGAGATCGAACTCGGACGGGCGGTCGTTACGCTCATCGACCGCTACATCCCGAACATGATCGCCGTGTTTTCGCATCCTGCGGACATCATGGTCTACCGTCAGCGTCTCGTGGCGGTGATGGCTGAACTCACCCTCCGTCAGTAGCGGGAGTATGCGAAGTTGTTCGAGATCCGCCGTTTCGCTTGAACGGCAAGCAGGAACTCGCCTTCGATTGGAACGAGCGCATCGCCAACAACGACATCGTCGTGGTGGTCACGACCGACTAAAAGCGACAACCCCCCTTGCGGGGGGATGCCGTTCGGTCGCATCAGGGGTTTCAGTCCTCGTCGTCAGCCAACTTCTTGAAGTAGGCAAACGCATCGTCATTGTCATCGGTCTTCGCAGCCTTGGCGGGGACTGCGCTCTTCTTGGGAGTCGGATCAAACGGACCCTCGTCCGCCGCCCTCATCTTGCTGCGAAAGTCGGACTCGGGCTTCGCATCCTCGGCACGGGTCGCAGAACCCTCCGCCACTCCACCCCTGATGACGATGGCGAGGCGGCTCGACAGTTCCTCGTAGGACTTGAACTGATCGGGGGCGACGAACGGAAGCAGCGGGTACTGCGTCTTCCAAAGGACTTCGAGACGCTTCTCATCGCCGTCGAAGATTGCGGACTGCGGTTGGAAACCCGACTTATCGTAGGAGACGAAGCCGCTCTCACGGTGCGACTTCAACTTGAAGTTGGCACCCTTCCACAAGTCGAACGGATTGAACTTCGGCTCGTCGGGAGCCGTGGGGTTCATCACTTCCTGCATCTTGTCGAAGATCTTCTTGCCGAACTTGTAGAGGAAGACCTTGCCATCGTTGGACGGATTGGCGGGATCGCTGACCACGAGGATGTTGCCGATATACGACAACTTCCTCTTGCGGTCACGGGCGATCTGCTTGTTTGCCTCAAGTCCGCTGTTCCATAGTTCGTTGTTCGCCTCGCAGATCGGACACTTCTTGCCGCTGATCGTGGTGGGGCAGTTTTCGATGAGCCAACCGCCCTTGCCTTGGAATCCATGGTTGAAAAAACGGACC